CTTTTCCCAGGTTCTCCACGGCCTCCTGCGTGAAGGCGTTGATCTTCCACGCCGTCTCGAAGACGCGGTTGAGGACGACGCTCGACTTCTTGCCGAGTTCCTTGGCGTCCTCGTCCTTGAAGAGCCGCTCGCCCTTCTCGTCGCAGAGGCACAGCACGAGGAACCGGACGCGGAACGCCTTCATCTTCTGTTCGGCGTAGGAGTCCTCGAAGGCGTCGCGGTCGGTGCCGCTGATGATCTTGATGTAGTAGTCGCCGCCCCATTCGGGGATCGCCACCTTCTCGATCTTGATGTCGTCGGCGGCGAGGATGCGGCTGCGGAGGTCGAGGGCCATGCTGCTAGGACTCCAGGGTCAGTAGGAAATGTTGTTCATCACGAACGTCATTCGGCCGCGGATCAAGTCGCCCACGGCCAGTTCGGTTCCGGCGCTCTCGAGCACCGCCTCGGACTGCACAACGAACGCCGAAGTGTTGGCGATCGTCAGCGTCCCCACCTGGCCGGCGAGCGCCGCCCCGAAGGTCGTCAGCGGCACAGCACGGGCAAGCTCCGTCGAGTCGCGGAGGTACTCGATCGTGACCTTCGCCGGGGACAGAATGTCCCCCGTGGCGACCATCTTGCGGCCCCCAAGGGGGTCGCCGACCTGGGTCATGTCGACGATCTCCGGCGTCGCCTCCTCGACGGAGATCGACAGAACCTTCGCGGTGAAGGTTCCGCCGGCGTCCTGGAATGCGAACGTCGTCCCCTGCGACGAGATAGCCACAGACGCCTCCCGTCAAGCAGACGTCAGGAGAGGCGGAACGTGGCCGACCCCCGGATGAAGTCGCCGACAGAGCCGCCCAGCGACGCCTGCGACACCGTCGCGTTGCCGCTGAAAGACATCGGCCCGCTGATCGAGAGGGCGCCGGACGAACCCGCCGAGAGGATGGTCGTGTTGATGTAGTCGATCTGGACTTCGCGCTCGGTCGCGAACCCGCCGACGAACACCCGCCGGCCGTTGGCGGCGATGCCGAGGTGGGTCGCGTCGAGGAGGTCTTGCGAGTCATTGACCTGAACCGAGGTGACGGTGACCGCGGAGCCACCGAACGTGAACGTAAGTCCCTGTGCCGACGTTCCCATGTATCGCGCCTCCTTGCGCTACTAAGTGGCAGATTCCTGCCAGGTGACCTGATACAGTTGTCTGACCTCGTAGGCTGGGGGCAACTGAGCCCCGGCAACCGTCGGGTCGAGGAAGTCGTCCGTTTCGGACACCAACCTCATATCTTCTATCGTAGCATTCGCCAGCGTGCCGGTGTGACCATCGAGGGCCAGGCGAACCTCGTCGGCCAGCGTGCGGACGGTGTCGTAGGACAGCGCCCACGACGCGATCTGGAGGTTCACGGTCGGCAGGAAGATCGGCCCGCCCAGCGACGACTCGCGGGCGATGTTCGCCCGCCGGTAGACGATGAACGGCAGGCTCGCCCCGGTCTTCGGCACGGCGATGGGGTAGACCTGGAAGCCGACGATCCGCGCCACGCCGGGGGTCGACACCAGCCGGAGGTAGATGTGCTTTTCTGGCGAGATGAGCATCAGGTGTACCTGTTGATCTGGGCCTGGATGGCGGCGAACAGGATGTCCTGCACCTCTTTGTGGTTCGCCGTGATGGTGTCTTCCATCGGGTGGTACGCCGGCATCGGGTCGATGCTTTCGCCGGGTCCGAGGGTGATGGGGTGCTGCTTCCCGTTGCCGTCGAGGGCGAAGTCGTGCGAATACCCCTTGCCGCGGCCTGCCTGGCGGGTCGGCTCGTTGATGCTGCCCATGAGGAAGTAGTAGCCGCGGCCTTTGCGGGCGAACTCCTCGTCGTTAAGCGTCCCCGTCCGCTTCATCTTGCCGTTGATGGCCTGGTGGACGTTGACGTAGGTGCGGCGGCCCTGCGTGCCCGGCCGCCGCCGCCCCGTGCCGAACTCCACGAGCCAGGCGTGGTTGCCGCTGCCGTCGCGCTCGTCGGCCCCCTTGTTGCCGGTACTCCGGGGGCCAGTGATCGACACGCCAACCTGGCCGTCGCGGTAGTCCTTGCTGATCGTCTTCACGCTCTTGGCGAGGTTGCCGGTCGCGCCGCCGCTCTTCGCAGAAAACGGCCTCGACACCAGAATCTTGTAGTCGTCGCGAATGGGCTTCGACGCCTGGAAGGTGATCTTCTTCAGGAGCCCCGGCAGCTCGAGGGCGCCGGCAACGCGGGCCAGTTCCTGGGCCAGCTCGCGGGCGCCGGCCGTCTGGATGGTGACGAAGCCGCTGGTCTTCTGGATCGACGACTCGCCGCCGACGACGCGCGGTGCTCCGAGGCCACGTTCGATCGCCATCAGATGACCTCCCTGACGAGGAGTTCGGTCATCGTGCGATCGATGCGGTCGGTGATGCTCGCCACCTCCATCGTCTTGCCACGCCACTGCACGCGGTACTGGTAGGTGACGCTCGGCCGGTGCCGGATGCGGATGCGATGCGTCGCCACGACGTCGGCTTGCTGGGCCTGGAGGATGTCCCTGGCCGCCAGACCCTCGACCTCGGCCCACACCGTCGCCTCCGCGGTGAACGTCAGCGTGGCTTCGCCCATGGGGCTGCGAGACTCGCTCGGAGCCAGGAGGCTGACCCGCTCGTTCATGCGGCCGGCGGAAATCACGAGACGGTTCCCTCGCCGATGAGGACGATTTCGTAGGTCGTAGCCGCCTGCGCTGTGTTGGAGATCACAAGTCCGGCGCCGGACTGCGTCGTGCTCCAGCCGGCGGCCGACGTATTGGTCAGCACGAAGACGCACCCCGGCGCGACTAGCAGCGATCCGACTGGGGACTCTCCCCACGACACACCGGCAACGGTGAGTCCTTCGGCCCCGGTCGACTTGATGTAGATGGCCTTGATGGCCGTCATCGCGACGGCCCCGCGGTCGTCGGAGAGCGACCCGAAGGTCAGCAAGACCTCGTCGCCGTCTGGGATCGTGCCGGTTTCGCTGTAGGCGATCTGTGCCTGATTGGCTCCGGTGCCGTTCGACAGCGACGCGGAATACATGGCCGGAGTCACGCGGAGGGCCGACGAGAGGCTGTCGCTCGTCGACTCGTGAACCAGCACGTTTACGGAAACCTGGGCATTCAGCGGCATCTCAAGACCCCATGAGGTATAGCTCGAACGACTGTCCGACGACGCCGCCGACGCGGAACAGGTCGCCGCCGGACGCCGTCGAGAAGCCTTCGGAGTTCGGGCAGGAAAGCAGGAAGGCGCCTCGAGGCCGGATCGGATACCCGCGGAGCGTGAGGTTCCCCAGGTTCACCATCGGCGAGAAGTTCCACGACTGGATGTCGGGGATGAAGTTCCTGAAGTCAGTGCCGTTCCATCCGGCCGTCAGCGCGATGCTGGACGTCGTCGATAGGTTCTTGACGTAAACCAGTTTGACCGCCGTCATGCCGGCGTTGGCGGCGAGGAACGTGTCAACGTGGCCGGTGCCGGGGAAGGTCGCCGTTGTGCTCCAGACCTTCGTGCAGTCTCCGGCCTCGACGGTCAGCCGAACCGGGTACTGCGCGACCGCCGTCGCCAGGCCGCTCTGCGTCGTCTTCGTGGCGGCGATCTCGACGTTGACGACGGCCTCGACGCTCATCTGTACCCGCCCCAGCCGCTGGCGGCGAGCAGCGTATCGAAGGTGCCGGGGATGGTGACCATCTGGAGGTTCGCGGCCGTCACCGGCTCCCGGTTGGCGTACCAGTGGGCCACGAGGAGCAGAATGAGGTGCCGGAGGGTGGCGGGGCAGTTGGCCCCGCTGGCCCCGTAGCCGGCCGTCCATCGCACGGTGACGCTGTTCTCGTCGCCCCGCACCGCCGGCCAGACGCCGGAGTACAGCGGGTAGATGCGGCCGGGGGTGACGTAGGAGTCGGCCTGAAAGCCGGCGACGCTCGTGATGGTGTTGCTGGTGCCGCCCTCGTCGCGGTAGATGACGGTGACGGTCTGAGCCGCCATCGGCGGGCGCGGGAGCGTCAGCTCCCACAGGGGGAAGCAGTCGTAGCGAGCCTCCCAGACGGTCGTGATCATCGAAATGTCGAGGATGTCCTCGACATACAGCCTGGCCGCCGTGATCAGCGTAGACAGGTAGGTGTTGTCGTCGTCGATGTCGACGCGGCAGTGGGCCTTCGCCTCCGCGAGCGTCACGGGTTCGACGGCCGGCTCGGTGTACCGCCGCAGGCTGCGATACGGCGTGATGCCGATGCTCGGCGACTCAGGCGTGACGTAGACGATCCCTGCCCCGGTGGTCATGGCTGCCTCTTCCTTGGCTTCCTGTCGATCGTTGCCCGTTCAGCCCGCTGCTCGACGGCGGCCGTCTCGACGACACGCTCCTCGACCGGGACGACCAGCCCGCGGGCTACGAAGATGCGTGCCGCACCGTCGCCCCACTCGAACTCCTGGCCGACCTTGTAGCCGCCGAACGCCTTCGCGACGCGAACCTTCATTTTACGATCCCCCATGCCCGCTCATGCGGAGTGCCGCTCGACCAGTAGTCGGTCGTGTGCTGCTGCACCTTGCCGCCCGCGTCCTGCCTGGACGGCCAGGTGATCATCAGCTCGGCGTGGCCGATGCTGATCTGGGTCGCCATGCCCAGCGTGTTGCCGGCCTTCGCCCACGCCCGCCAGAAGTAGATGTCCTCGTCCACATGGCCGCCCGTCCACTCGCCCTTGTCGTTGGCGTGGGCCAGGAACCACGGCTTCTCGACCTTCTTGAGAGCCGCCGTGCGGAACAGGGTGCAGCCGAAGTGGGCCGTTTCGACCCGCTGGACGGGCTTCGCGAACCAGTCGTCCTCGACGGAGGTCTTGTCCTCCGGGGCGACGCCGGGGAGGGCAAACATCACCGAACTGCTCTCCCGCTTCTGTTGCAGCGGGGCGATGGCGTCCACGCCGGAGAAGTAGAGGAGCGTCGTCAGCGCCTCGACGGTTCGCGGGGTGAAGACGCTGTCGTAGTCGATCGTCAGGATGACGTCGTAGTCGTCGATGACGCTCTCCATCGACCTCTGGACGCACTGGCCCCAGAACGCACCGGAGTGCTTGACGATGGGAATCTTGTGGGGCGTCAGCGCCTGCGAGACGCAGAAGAAGTTGTCAGTGAAGCCGAGGCGAGGGGTGCTCATCAGAGCAACGACCTTCGCCTCGGCTTCGCACTGACCTACACGCAGCAACATGGGACGCTCCTTGTGAGGAGCGGGCGCGCCTCATGCGCCTTTGTCGGCCGTCCTTGGCCGTCCCGCATGGAATACGGGATCAGCCTCGAACCAGACCGATGACGTTGGCCTGGGCCGCGTTCTCCGGGGACACCTCCGGCCGGCCCAGCCGACCAGTGATCGCCACGGTGGCCGACGCGCCGGGGGTGTAGGACACCCGCAGGTAGCGCTTCTTGGCCTTCGTGTCGATGTCCAGCTTCAGCATGGACGCCGAGGAGGTGGAGGTGCCGGTCACCGCCGGGATGGCGAAGCCGGACGCAGCGCCGCCGACCAGGCCGACGACGTCGGTGTAGCCGGAGCCTACCGAGTCCGACTCCTCGACCTTCACCGCGTTGGCGAAGACCGTGCTGGCGTTCGACGCGCGGATGACGACCACGCTGGCGTGGTCGTAGCCGAGGGTGTCGATCGTCAGCGTGGCGGTCGCCGTCGCGCCGACAGCGGCCGTGGGGAGTTCGGCGACGACCCGATGGTTCTGCGAGTGAATCATCTGCTAGGTGCTCCTGTTAGATCACGAGGCCGCCGACTTGAGGGCGACCACGGGGCCGGCCTCGCTCGTCGAGCCGAGGGTGTGGTGGTTGATGTCGAACCGCATGGTGCCCTGGAGCAGCACCTGATCGGTGGTGGCGTAGACCTGATCGTACAGCCGCACCGAGAAGTCACGCCGCTTGGCGTAGATGCTCGAGAGGCCGAGGTTGCCGAAGAGCACCTTGACCTTGCTGGCGTCGGCGCCGAGGGTGCTGTTCATCACATGCACCATCCGCACCGGGTAGCCGAGGAACGTCTCGCCGGCCGCCGACCCGATCTCGCTGACGGTGTTGCCACCGGCGGCGTACTTCAGGCGAGCGATGCTGGCGGCGTAGCCGGCGGGGCTGACGTACCAGGCCGCGCCCTGGCGGGCGTAGATCGGCAGCTTGCCCATCGCACCGAGGAAGTCCTCGAGGTCGAGCGTCTCGAAGCCGGTGTTGCCGCTGGCGGCGGTGTGAACCGACGCCGTGTGGCTACCGTTGTCGATCTTCGACACGATGCCGCGGATGCCGCCGAAGCTCGAGCCGCCATCGCCGATCCACCCGCAGGTGTCGACGGTGTAGGCCAGCGAGGTGCTGAACTCCTGGGCACAGGCGTCGGCGATCGACACCACGGCGTCCTCGACGACCTCGGAACTCATCCGGCAGGCCACCGCGAGCTTCTTCGCCGTCAGCGAGACGTTGCCGTAGGTCGGCTCGCTCTCGGTGATGGCAGAGCCTTCGCCGATGAAGTAGGCCGACGTCCCGGTGAGCCGCTTGGGGATCACCAGGGTGTCGCGGGCCATCGACACGTTCTCGGCGGCGCCGGGGAAGGTGCCGTAGGTTTCGACGAGCCGGATCACGCGGGCGGCGAACTCCTCGGGGACGAGCGCGCCACCGGCCGAGTTGCTGCCCTCGTTGAGGGCGCGGCCCTCGACGCCGTGGTCACGGCACCACCGGAGGTCTTCGGCGTTCTTGAACACGACGCCGCGAATCCACCGGCCGCAGCGGTACGCCTGCTCGACGGCCTCGGGGCTGTCGTTGAAGGCCCGCAGGCTCGTGTGATGCGGGTAGATCGCCCGAATCTCGGTCTTCTTGGGCTGCTCCGGCTCGACGGCCACCGGGGTCGGCGCGGGGGCGGCCTTCTCGACCACCGAACGCAGTTCCGCCTCCTTGGCGGCGAGCTTGCCCTCGAACTCGAGGTCGGTCTTGACGGTGTCGCACTCGTCGGAGAGCCGACGAAGCTCGGAGGTCTGGTCTTCCGACCGCTCGGCGACAGAGGCCAGTTCGTTCATCCGCGCGGCGATGGCCGCGGCACGATCCTGAAGACGCTTGAGGTTGCTCGCCATGATGGCCTGCTCCGTATTGAGCCGGCCAGGCGGGCATGGAGATGCGCGACGGCCGGCGGGGTGTTGATCCCGCAAGCGCGCCGCGCCTTGCATCCGCAAGACACTCGCACTGCTCTCGCGACATCCATCGCGAGCGTTGTGTCTACTTGTAGGCTACCGCGTCGACTACTTGCCGTGCAACGGAGTCGACATGATCGCTGCCTTCAGCGCCGCCGCCTTGCCGATGTAGTCGGTGGTGTCGGCCATCGATCGCGACGCTTCGGCCTCGAGTTGCTTCACCTTCCTGGCGGCGAAGTTCTTCGCTGGCGTGCCGCCCCACAGAAGCCACGCCACGAACCCCGGCTTCTCGACGCCGGGCGTGTCCCAGCCCGCGGACTTGCTCGCCGACTCGTGCCGCGAGAACCACGCATTCATCTCGCGAACCCAGTCAGGATTCATCTCTTCGCGGCGGGCGAGGCGGTTTGCTCGGGCCACCGTCTCGGGCTTCAGCCCGTCGCCGCTCTTGCCCTCTTCGTGCAGCCGCAGGCCGCGCTTCGCCGCGGCGGCCATGCCGGCCGTCGGCTTCAGGCCGACGGCACGCTCGTCGTCGTCCATGGGCTCCGAGACGTCGGCGTGGGCCTGGAGGTCGGACATCTTCCGCCCTGTGAACAGGTCGGTTTCCTCCCATCCGCCGTCTTCCGACTCCCAGATGCGGACGAGGGCCGCAGGATCGTCGGCCGTCGCCTCGAGCGAGTACTCCGATCCCTCGTCGCCCAGGCGACCCTCGGTCATAACGTGCTCGACGCGGCCGACGCCGCCGTCCCACGCCACGAAGTCGCCCTCGGCGAAGATGGTCGCCGCGGCCCGAACCTCGGCCGGCTCAGGCTGCGGCGACTCGGCGGTCTTCGCCATGTCCAGGGCTCGCTTGCTGACGTAAGTCTCCGTCGCCAGGTAGGCGGGGTTGTCCACGGGGCCGGCGTCGCCGAGGAAGTCGAAGCCCCGGATTTCACGCACCATCCGGCCGCGGTCGTCCTTGTACCAGCGCTCTTTGTCGCCCTTGGTACGGAACGCGAAGCTCGATCCGCGGACGTCGTTTCGCTCGATCAATTCGACGACGTCAGCGGCTGATCGGGGCGGCGAAATCTCGTACCGCAGGCCGCGGGCATCGGAGAAGAGTCGCATCGTGCCGCTGGACGTCCGGCCGATCACCCGCTCGTGGTTGTACTTGCCGAAAACGTCTGGGTTCGACCCCAGGACGTCGTCGAAGGCGCCGGGGAGAATCCGCTCCACGAAGCCCCCCAAGTCCTGCGAGTCGGAGTTGTAGACGGCCGCGTAGCCGCGAATGACCGTGCGGCCATTCTCGTCTTCCTTGACCTCGAGGCCCGGCGCCTCCGGGTTCAGGCGGATTTCAAGTTCGCTCTGTC